TCCTATTTTAATGAGCCAAGATAAATTCGTTGACTATATGAATAACGGTAATTACCCGTATACTGATTTTATACATGAGTTACCAGAGGGGCCAAAAGCGTACATGGAAGCTAAATTAGCAAATGGAAGCGTTACAAAAGAATCTTATTTATTCAAAGAAAATAAACAGTTTTTTAATTAGTAAAAACCCGTTTCGCTTTATATTTTAATTAAAATCAATTAATCTAAAAAGTTGTAGAAATGGAAAAGCACGACACAGAGAAAGAGGTATTCGGGCTTTTTTATTAACAAAAATATTCATTAACAAAATTCATAGATATGACAATTCTTGAAAAGATTAAAAATGCGCTAAAAGGCAATGCGATTTCAGATGAAGATGCTGCAAAGATTATTGCTCAAATTGAACTCGATAAGGTAGATACTCCCGAAACAAAAAAGGACGCTATCCCAGACCCTCCAAAACCAGATGGCATTTCCCTTGAACTGAAAGCCATGTTCGAGGCTCAGGCCAAACAGATATTGGATTTAACCGGATTGGTTGCAAGTTCTGTAAAATCAGTGGCCAGTGCTGAAAAAGTAGCAAGTGCAAAGCTTCAAATCATAGCTGAAAAGCTACCCGAAGCATGGGCCGGACGTGTAAATGTTGAGTCTGAAACCTCTATCGAAGACCAGGTAAAAGTATTGAAAGAAGAGTTTACAGCCATACAGCAAGGAATTATCAATGATGCTGTTGCCAGTGGCGCTTATGCTCCAGGTTCTACTCAAATGAAAGAGAGATCTGAAGAAGAGTGGACAAAACTCATGAATGAAGAAACAAAGACCGGTAACCCTGGGGTTGTTGATCTTGGAATTAAATAAAAACCTTAAAAAGTAATAAGTTATGTATTTAAAGAAAGAAAAGGAATTTCAGTATCATCCCGGGATTGAGAAGATCATCGAGGATGTAATCGGCGGAGGTACGATTGCCAGAGCTGACATGGTTGGGGCCGCTTTTTTAGGCATTCAACTTGATGAGCTTCCACCGCTGTGTGTGGTTGGTAAAGATGTAAATGGTATTTACCATGTTGTGAAAACTGCCAAGATTCAGGCTATTGCCGGTGCCGCTGATGTATTGTACAAAGTAAAAAAGAACCATGTATTTATTGTTGGTAGTATTGTGACTTTGGGCGCAAGCTTATTGAAAGCCGCCAATGCAATTACTGCAATCGACAAAACAAACCCCGCTTTCGATTCAATCACATTGGCCGGAACCATTGGCGCCGCTACTGTTGATGATGTACTCGTGCTTGCAAACGCTGTGGCTGTTGCCGGTTCTGCTGTATTCAAATACACCCCTCTGTATATTACCATGAATCCGGTTAATCTAACCGTGGCCAATCAGTCCTCTGGTCTTTTGGTCCGTGGTACCGTAAATGAGGCAGTGCTTCCATTCCCTGTTGATGCAGCGCTGAAAGCTCTGTTGAGAGACATCCGATTTGTATAATCCATTAAAATTTAAATAGAACATGGAAAGATCGTTAATTAAACAAGTGAACCGTAAGAACATGATGGCCCGGGTTAAGTCCAACAAAGTAAAGCCAATGTTCTTTCCCAACTTCTTCAATGTGAAGAAAGTTGCATCCCTTAAATGGGAGACACTTACCGGAGAGAAGGGCGCTCCTGTAATCGCTGATATTATCAGCTTTGATTCATCTGCCCCCCAGAAAACCCGCGAAGTAATCAGCAAAATGTCTGGTGACATCCCAAAGACTGCCATTAAACGTGGTATGAACGAAAGTCAGTACCAGGAGTACAAAAACCTTGAACGTGACGCTCAGGGCGATGCTGACCAAATGGACATTATCAACCTTGGATTCAAAGACCAGGACTTTGTTTATAATGGAGTTCGTGGCCGTTTCGAATGGCTGTGTATGCAACTCATGAGCAAGGCCGGAGTTATGCTATCAGCTACCAACAATGCCGGTGGTATTGTAACTGCTGAATTTGTAGGTTGCGGTATGCCCGCTGCCAATAAAAAGGTCGCTGCTATTGATTGGGAGACCGCTGCAACAGCTAATGGGTTGCAGGATATCGAAGACGTTATTGTTGCTGCCTCACTGGAAGGTGTAACATTGAAATACGTAGTCATGCACACTGCTGATTTTTCTTTACTGAAAAAACAAAAGTCTACTATTGATGCGGTGAAAGGGTGGGTTAACCTAAAAACTACCGTCACTATCACTAAACAGGTGATCAATGATTACCTGGGAGCGCAAGAAAGCCCTATCCAGATCATTACTGTAAGCCCTTCTGTCAGAATTGAGGACAAAGCGCATAGACGTACCACTGTTAATCCATGGGAACGTAAACGTATCTGTTTCCTGGAGGATATCAATGTTGGAGACATTCAACATGGACCTATTGCAGCTGAAGGATCAGCAGAAGTGAACAAAATCGCTACTACCATTAAAACTGATTTCGTATTCATCCAGAAATGGTCTGAATTGGAACCTTTCAAAGAATGGACAAAAGCGGAAGCCAATGCCTTTCCGGTGGTAAATGATCCTGACACAATGTACATCCTAAAAGCTGATGCAGTAGCATGGAGCGGTAGCGAAGATACTGAAGGTACCGACAAAGTACCTGCAATGTTCTTAGGCGAGGAAGTCACAGAGTAATGACACTTCGTGAAACCATATTGCTTTTTCCTGGCTTAGCTGAATGCAAAAGCTATATCGACAAGGTATTAACTGACCGCTCCATAATAGGGGCGGACAGTTATTCTGTTGATATGAAAGTAGTAGCCAATCTGGTAGCTGCTGACCTGTATTTGATGGTTGGAGGGTTGCCAGATTTCACTGAATCCGGTATATCAAAAGCTTATCCGCGAACTTGGTACAATGAAACTGCCCGTAGGCTTTACCGTGAAAATGGAGAACCCGAAAAAGCAGAAACCATCGGCAAGCAGATTATCATTCCAAGGGGCAAAGCGCCTCAATCATGGTAAATTAAAAGTATAAGCAAATGATTACTAACGGAACGCTTTCATATAAAACTGTAACAGGTGGGGGCATTGATGAAAATGGAGACCCTATACCAGTTACCGGCACTTGGAGTGATCCTATCGAATGCTTTATAGGTCCAAATATCAACAAAAGGAAATACAAGGATCGCACTTTTTCAATGCCAACCTTTGAAATCCTGATTGAAATGAGGGCTTTTGATGCTGACATTATCAGAATGACTACCGAAAGGGGTAAAGACATGGGAGAGTTCCAGGTTCAGGCCATTCAGTTTCTAAACATCGCGAACCGCGTAAAAATTACCGTGTGATGGGAATTCAACAAACTACGCCTGATGGTGATATCAATGCATTCTTAATGCGTGAGATTGATAAACGTGAAAAGGCCATTATCAAGACCTTTAACTATATCGGTGAAACGTGTGCCAAAAATGCAAAGGAATGGCATACCTATCAAGATCAAACTGGCAATCTTACTAGCTCAATCGGTTATGTAGTAGTCAGAAATGGTAATCCTGTCAATGGTTCTGTATTCGATATGAAAGAAGATGGATGGGAAGGAAAAGCCGCAGGTGAAAGGCAATTACAAAAACTCATAGCAGACTTCCCTAATGGCATTGTTCTTATTGTTGTGGCAGGAATGAATTATGCGGCAGCCGTGGAAGCTAGAAACCTGAATGTTTTAACATCTGCTGAATTAATGGCTGAACAGTTGGTACCTTCATTAATGAAACAGTTAGGATTCACAAGATGAGCAGTAAAACAGGTGGAGAAATAGAGAAGGATGTTTATGTAATAATTTCAGCAAGTGCGCTTAAAACCTCTATAACAGGGTTGATCTATAAAGATGGAATGAGACCTGTAACTTCCATTAAAGAGGATGCTATCGTTTCGTTTATGACTGGTTTAGATGCTCAAATTCAGACAGGGGCGCTAAATCTTAATATCTATGTGCCTGACATTGATAACGGATCTGGACAACTTGTAAAGAATGGATCCAGATGTACAGCTTTGGAAATCATGGCAAATGCTTTGATTCAAAGTTTAATACCTAACGAATACCGTTTTTCACTTGGTGCTATTGTCCAGACTTTTCAAGCAGAAAACATTCCACAGCATTTTGTCAATTGTAAAATCAAATTTCAAAAAATAACCTTTTAAAAATAATTATTATGAGTGTAGTATTAGCATGGGGAAAACCCAAAGTAGAATTTGCACCTTCATCACTTACGGCAATAACCGTATGGACTTCAATGCCAGCGATAAAAGAAGACACTGCAAAATTAACCCCAACGAAAGGGGCTAAAACGGAAGCCAAAGAAGAGGGCGGTGGTGTAGTTGCCTCTAAAACAGCAAAGAACACGTACGTCTTTGAATTGGAAGTATTTGTAAACGCTGGAGCTACCAGACCAATTGCGGATAATGACGGTGTGATCGTTGGAGATTTTGCCGTTCGTCTTACCCCTGAAAATGTTTTAGGAGAAGGGTTTTTGATCGACAATTCCACCGCCTCGGTTGAAGAATCATGGAATTCTAAAGATGGTAAAATGTTAAAATACACTTTTGATGTGTTGGTTCCTCCAACAGGTAAGAGCGTAAAACCTTACACTGCACCATAAATCTTTTAAGCCCGTCATGTTTGAACGGGCTTACTTTTAAAAATGAGTGATTAGCTCAGTTGGCAGAGCACAGGTCGCGAAAGCACCCAAAAAGAAACGGGTCAAAGGTTCAAATCCTTTATCACTCACAAAATCAAAACATTAATCAAATGAAAAAAACCATCGAATCAAAAGTAGCGGACACTATCCTTGAAAAAGAGCAAAATGTCATTATAGGAGATAAAACATACATGGTTGCCCCACCATCGACAGCCACATTAATACTCGTTTCTGAATTAGTTGCGCAAATGCCACAGATAGCACTTGACGCATCCGATGTAGCAGCCGAAAGCCTTAAAATAGCGCGTGACTGTAAAGTATTGGGCGATATTGTCGCGGTGATGATTCTAGGCGCAAAAAGGATAAAAACAAGGGTTACACGAAGAGTTAAAGGTAAACCACTGTATTTCTTTATCCCCACCACTCAGGACGAAGAGATCAATGAACAAGCCGAACTTGCAACTAAAATACTTGAAGATATAAACCCTTTAGACCTTAACGAAATGGTCTTTAAACTTCTGGGAGGGTTACAAATTTCTTTTTTTTTCAGCACTTCGAGTTTCCTCATAGGAATAAATCTGACAAAGGCGACAAAACAGGCGGAAACGATTCAATCTGGGCAGTAGTTGCAGGGGTGGCCAAAGGATACACCCTCACACCTGATTATGTCCTTTATGAAATGAGTTATGCAAATACGATCCTTTACAGTTCAGTCCTTCCAAGTTACGATGATCAAAAGACAGGGGAGACAGACAATAAAACAATCAATGCGGATGATCCCAAAAATAGGGATGAGGTAAGAAAAGAATTATACGGATAAAGCCATGAATAACGATAACGGATCAATCAACTTTTCAGTCGGACTTGATAATACTAAACTTGCAGCCGATGCAGCCAAAAGTAAGGCACTTTTAAAAAGTATTGGCAGTGAAGGGGTAGCACAGGGGGCAATAATGGAAAACGGGTTTAAACAGGCCATAAATTCAATGACTGTTGCGGCCGGTGCATATCTATCTATCAATTTTGCCGCCAGGTTAGGTCAGCAGATTATCGCGGTACGTGGTGAGTTCCAGCAATTGGGTATTGCCTTTGAGGTAATGCTTGGAAGTAAAGATAAGGCCGATAAGCTCATGCAGGAAGCTATTGTATTTGCCCAGAAAACACCTTTCACCTTAACCGATGTAGCTTCAAATATCAAGCAGCTTATGGCTATGGGCGTGGCCACTGGTGACGTAATGTCAACTATGAAATCATTGGGAGACGTGGCAGCCGGTGTAAGTGTTCCTATTTCCCGTGTAGCGATCAACTACGGTCAGGTGATGACACTTGGAAAATTACAAGGCCGTGAACTTCGTGACTTTGCCATGGCCGGAATTCCACTAATGGACGAACTTGCCAAAACCCTTGGAAAATCAAAGAGTGAAATTACCGATATGGTCACAGCCTCACAAATCACCGCTGAAATGGTGACAAAAGCTTTTCAATCAATGTCGGGTGAGGGTGGAAAGTTCTATAACATGATGGAACGGCAAAACGCATCGGTTACAGGTCAAATCAGCAACTTAACGGATAAATGGCAGGCGATGCTGAACGATATCGGCAAATCAAACGAAGGATTGATCTATGGAGGTATCTCTGGGTTGAGTTCTATGGTTGCCAATTATGAGGAAATAGGAAAGACATTGGAAGGGTTGGTAATAGCTTATGGAGCATATAAAGCAGCTATTATTGTAACTAGTGTTGCTCAAAGTTTTCATACAGCGCAGGCGGCCGCATCTGTTTTCAGTATGACTGGAGTATTAACTAAGCTTACGTTCGCACAATACGCAAGTGCAAAAGCGCAGGGAGTTTTAAATGCAGCAATGTCTATCAATCCTTATATAATAGCAGCCGTTGCCATTGGCGCACTGGCATACGGAACGTACAAATATATCACCTATCAGACTGAATTAGAAAAGGCCACTTCAAAAATGAACATTGAGCTGGCCAATGAAAAGGACAAAGCCGATGGGTTGTTCTATTCCCTTGAAAATGCGAAAAAAGGAACAAAGGAATATGAGGCCGTAAAAAAACAACTAATCAGCTCATACGGTGAATATATCCCCAAAATGGATTTAGAACTGGATTCACTGGGTAAAATCAAAGATGCTCAATTGGAAGTTAATAAGGCGCTGAAAGAAAATATTATCCTTAAAACTCAAAAGACAATCGAGGCCGATATCAATACCGAGGCCAATACCAATATCGAAGAATCATCAAAGAATATTATTGAAAAGTTTGAAGGAACAAAGAAATATTTGGTTCAGCAATTATTGGCCGATTACATCGAAAAATCAAAAGATCAAGGGTTAACTTCTGAGATGGGAGCTAAGGCACGGACCAACATCATGTCACAGCTTGGACTTTTAGATGATAGGGGCAATTCCAATTCGTACAAGGCCATAGGCGTTGCAGGGGATATTCAGAAGATCACCATAGCTATACTTGGACAACAGAAAGCCACTGAGGAAGCTAGGGGCATAATGAACCAGTACAGGCAAGATCAACAGGCGGTCTTGAATCCTGAATCAGAAAAGCCAAACGATCCGAATAAAAAAGAATTCATTACAGCCGAACAAGAACGCGTTAAACTTCGCCTTCAATTAGTTCAGGCCACAAAAGAATTGGCAGAACTGGAAACTAAATCTTTTGAAGTCGGGAAAGACAAAGCGCCTTTAGAATCCATCAAAGACAAACAGGCAGAAATTAAGGATCTTAAAGATCCTTAAT